ACTATAAATACTGGGCAGAAAATTATGTGGAAAGGAGAATTGACACCAACATATTATGATGGAATCGGTAGTTTCACTTCAACAGGGCAATTTGATATTGAAGGTAATATAATGTCATTGTTATATGACGATGATTTCGTAGGTCAAACAAGCCTTAGTGGAAAAACAAGTGCTTTTAAAACAATATTCGCAAGAACAAATGTTGTTAATGCTGAAAATCTTGTATTACCTGCAACAACATTGGCTGATAGATGCTATATGGAAATGTTTAGTAGTTGTACATCATTGGTATCAATTCCTAATTTACCTGCAATAACATTGGCTGGTAATTGTTATTGGGGAATGTTCAAAGGTTGTACATCATTAACAAGTGCGCCAACATTATCAGCCACAACATTGGCTGAGAAGTGTTATGAAAGAATGTTCTATGGATGTACAAGTTTAACGTCAGCACCTTCTTTACCTGCTACAACATTGATTAATGCATGTTATGCATATATGTTCAGTCATTGCACATCATTAACAACAGCACCTGATTTGTTAGCAACAACGTTGGTAACTAATTGTTATTGGTGTATGTTCGATACTTGTTCAAGTTTAAATTACATAAAATGTCTTGCTACAAATCCAAGCAGAAGTTACAATGCTTCTTGGGTAGGCGATGTTGCATCATCAGGCACATTTATAAAAGCTTCATCAGTAAGTAGCTGGACTACTGGAAATGATGGTATACCATCAGGTTGGACGGTACAAAATGCATAATAAAATAATAAATAAATTTAATATATAAATTATGAGTTATAGCAAATATTACTTATATAAGAAACAATATTCAAATGATAGTGGTGTTACTTGGTATGATGTAACACCACTTGAACAAGTTCCATCAGGAAATCCAATCGGAACTTATGAGACGTTGGAAGAGTGCCAAGGCCAAACGCCTCCAACTCCATATGAAAATCAATATTTAACAGTTGTTGCATTAGATAATTGTGTAATGGGAGTCGGATTTGATGAAAAGTATGGCGATGATGGTTATTATGCAGCATATTCACTTGATTCCGGAGCAACTTGGAATTATGGTTTTTCTAATTTTGATACTGGTATCACTACACCATTAATTTCAGCAGGAAATAAAGTAATGTGGAAAGGTGGCGGAGGCTATAATGGAACATGTGGGCATAGTCACCTGTGGGTTTCTGGTGGAACCTATAATCTTGAGGGAAATATAATGTCAATGTTAGAAGGTGATTATTTCTCTGGAGCAACATCATTTAAATCAGGAAGTAGTGAAAACTTTATTAGTTTATTTGGTTGTGGCTCAGCTGGTTGTGGTTTAATAAGTGCTGAAAATTTAGTTTTACCTGCAACAGTTTTGACAGATGGTTGTTATAAAAGTTTGTTCTGGGGTCAATCAAATTTAATAAAAGTTCCTAAGTTACCAGCTACAACGTTGGCTGAAGGGTGTTATGAAGGCATGTTCCAAGGTTGTTCAAGCCTAACAACAGCCCCAACGTTACCTGCAACAACATTGGCAATTGGTTGTTATTTTGGTATGTTTAATGGATGTACAAGTCTAACAACAGCACCTCAATTACCTGCAACAACATTGACAAGTATGTGTTATTTGGCTATGTTTGGTGGTTGTACAAGTCTAACAACAGCACCTCAATTACCTGCAACAAGATTGACAGGTATGTGTTATTTGGGTATGTTTGCTGGTTGTACAAGTCTAACAACAGCACCTCAATTACCTGCAACAACATTGGCAAATTACTGTTATGAGGAAATGTTTAGTGGTTGTACAAATCTAAATAGTATTACTTGTCTTGCAACTGATATTAGTGCTTCATACGCTACTACCAATTGGGTAAACGGTGTTTCTTCATCAGGTACATTCACCAAAGCATCATCTATGAGCAATTGGACAACAGGAACAAGTGGTATTCCATCCAATTGGACAGTACAAAACGCAACATAAAAAATGGGAGATATTAATTTATCTCCCTTTTTTATTAATAATATGTTAATAAAAATAAATAAATAATATTAAATTATTAATATAATATGGCAGAAATTGCAAAAAAAAGAGGCCGTCCTGTCGGTTCAAAGAATGTTCCAAAAACATCAGGAGGTTTGTTCATTACAAACTTGGAAAAGCATATCGAGGGAACACCGTTAACATCCAACTCAAATCAGGGTTGGGTTAAGTGGGGTTTGAAGAACAACTATCCAAATATGCTTTTGGACTTATACAATGAATCTCCAACACATCATTCTGCAATTCATTTTGGTGTTCAGTCAATACTAGGAAATGGTGTTGACTATGATGCTATGAAGTTGGATAGTGGTGATGTTGTTCCAAATTATTATCAGACTTGGGATGAGGTAATTAAAAGCCTTGCATTGGACTATATTCTTTATGGTTCTTATGCCATTCAGATAATCAAGAATAAGGATAATAAAACATATAGTTTCTATCATATGCCATTGGAGAAGGTAAGATGGAGTCCATATGACGAGGATGGACAAATTACATCATATTGGATTTCAAATGACTGGACAGCAGTTGGTATGAACCCTCCATTTGAGATTCCTGCTTTCGATATGAGAGAGGAACAAAATATTGAAAGGGGTCAGCCTTATCTTTATGTATATAGAACCTATAGCCCAACAATGGAATATTACACTGAGCCTCACTATGCTGCTGGTATTAAGGCTATTCAATCAGAGATTGAGTTTGTAAACTATGACCTTAAGCACATTGTTAATGGCTTTGCCCCATCAGGTATTCTTACATTACCTCAAGTTGAAACTGATGAAGAAAAGAAAGCAATTATCAACAACATTCAAAGGATGTTCCAAGGCTCAGAAAACGCCAATAACATTGCCTTTACATTCAGAACCAACATCGAGGATAAACCTGTTGAATATACACCTTTCACTCATTCAATGAATAATGTTAACCTTTATTCTGATTCAAATGACAGGTGTATAAACAGAATATTGGCGGCACATCAGATTCCAACTCCAATGCTTATTGGTATGCCTGAATCAAAGAAAGCAGGTTTCTCATCTGACGCAGACAAGATTGAAACAGCCTATCAGTTATATCAAAAGTTGACTGGTAATTCAAATAGAATAAGCGTTATTAAGACCATAAATCAGTTATTTGCAATGAATGGTATTGATACACAAATCATTATGAAGGAATTAAAGTTTAACGACTTTGGAGATAAGGAAGATAAAGCGCCAAGTGAGAATAACACTGAAATAATTGATAATATTTCTACCAATAACATTGAGGAACAGGTGGTTTAAAATAAAAATGGCTACAGAGGTTTAAAAGACCATTTGTAGCCATTGGTTGTGCTTCTGAATCCATTGCAGCATGAACTAATATTACCTCTGTTAGAGTTAGTTTCTCTCGCTGCTTCATGGGCTGAAGGGAAAATTGCGACCAAATCACCATCAAGTGTATATTGGTATACTTGTTTTGATGTTTTTTCAATTATAATTTTCAAAACATGAGGAGGCATTTTTTTACCTTTCATTTTTTCAGAAACCTTCTTATTTCGATTTCCATAATTGATATTATCTTTGTGAGATAGCAATTCAAGATTTGATAATTTGAAATTATGTTTATCTTCGTCTTTGTGGTTGATTTCGTAGTTATTTGGTACTTCTCCATTGAAATGTTCCCATATAACTTTATGGTACATAAAAGAGTGCTGTAAGCCATCTGTACATTTTAATGTAACTCTTAAATAACCATAGCCATCATCACCACCTTTTAGATACCTGTTTAAAATGTTACTATAAATTCCTTGTTCAGCATCGAATTTATAAAGCGTTTTATCAATTTGGAACTTTGTTTTCATAATATGTTAATTTAAAATATTTACATATTGCAAATATACAAAAAATAATTGAAAAAACAAAATAAAATTATGATAATCAATAAAACTTATTTAGGCAAATACAGCCCACTTCCTCAACTAGGGAATTATGATTTCAGTGAAATTATGAATTATGTTACTGTTGCTCAGGAGATTTGGCTTAAACCAATATTGGGTGATGCGTTTATGGAAGAGTTGGAATATCAGGTGGCGCATAATGAGGTATCTGAGGAAAATGCAACTTTGTTTACAGAAGGTGGATTGTATCAATATTTGTCATATGCAACTTGTCTGGAGGGATTACCATTCATTTGGGCTAATTTCTCTCAGGTTGGAATAACATTGGGAAAATCTGAAAATTCAGATTCAATAACATTGAAGGATTTGACGTATATTGAAGGTCATTTGCGCAGACAGGTGGAATTTTTAAAAGACAACCTTATAAAATGGCTTGATGGTCATTCTTGTTCATTCCCTTTGTATCATAATTCAAACTGCTGTTGTAATATGTGCGGTGGTAATGATGGACTTAATACACCAAATCCGAATTTTGAGATATATACAACCAGAAAGCGCTGTACGAAGTTAATATAAATATGTTAATAAAAACATTATAATATGATTGATAACTATGACGATATAATAAAAAATTGGTCTGCTCCAAAAGCTGGATGTTGTACAGAAATGGTTGATATTATATCACCTGATTGTTCAATGTCTCAATGGGCTGTTCAGAAAACAGTAATGGAGCTTGCAAATGCCGATTATTATTATACAAAGGATGAAATTAA